CCAGCAAACGACCCATACGAGCAATCACCATCAAAGGAGAAGCTGTTGCTGTTGGGAGGGCTGTAGCACCGGGAAGGCGAGGAGTCAAAGGAATTGAATGCTCACCAGCAGAACCAGTAGTGATGTTGGTAAAACTACCTTTCTTCAGCTTCATAGTACCCAACAACTCATCAGAACCAGCTTCAGTCAAAGCTTTAGTTCCGGAGGCTGTTGTACGAGCTGTGCTTGCATTTGTATGCTTAGCAGCTTGCTGGAAGCCAGAGAGATAACCCAAGACATCTTGGTCATACTGATCACGCAAACGATACGCTGCACGATCAGAAGCCATCTGCATGAAGTTCACATGTGAGTGAGCTGCTTCGATGTCATCAATCTTGAAAGCGTAGTAGTTGGCTTGGTCAACAACCAAGGTGAAGTCTTCATCATTCAGATCTTGAGCAGTGATTTGTGTACCACGAGCATAGCTCTGTACAGACACTTCAGGTTCTTTAATGATTTTGACACTGTCGCCCATGTTTGCGATTTCACCAAAGTAATCATTATTGGTGATGTCTTCAACAGTAGACGCTTTACGGAATGCAAGTTGTACTTGCTTTGAATAGATGACTGGCGAGAAATTACCATTAGGTAGATTCCCGTAGCCAACTGCTTTTGGAAAGGCCATTTTAATATCCTCCTAGATATGTGTTAGGCATATAATTAAATACGCTGAACATCACCACAGAGGCTGTATTTGATGGGTGTGTATAGAACAGGGATGCCTCCACTTGTCTATACAGGCCAACAAACTTCAGGTTGTTCTGACAGTTTATTGTTTTGCGTGACAGATAACTCTATGGGGTAGTGTAGCATTGTTACGGCCCATAGGAGCAAGACTAGATACCTAGTCCTGCTTAAAGTTATACCAGTTGTTTCAGGTTTGTCAATACTTAACGAGCACTTCCGCTAATATCGTATACAAATTTACCTGATTGTAATGCTTTAGCAATAGCTTCTTGGTTCTTTTCATACTCAAAGGTAGACATTTTGCTTACCTGTGACTCATAAAAGACACCATCTGTGCTCTCGCCTGTAGGTGCAGAACGACTACCACGGGTGTTTACGCTTTCAGCAGCACCCTTATCTGCGGCAGGTTTCTTAGCCTTAATACCTTTATCAGCTTTGTACAAGTCGATGGCACGGGCAGCAGCCTTAGCATCACTCTCATTGTCATACAAAGCATCTTGAATCCATTTAGGTTGTTCTTCAACCCAGTTGTGGAAGTCATCATCATCACGGATAGCATCAAAGTCTGGGTGCAAACGCATCAACTCAGCCTCTGCCTTATCCTTAGATGTCTTATGCTCCCTCTCATCTAGCTGTTTGAATCTTTCATCCAACGCTTGGGTTTGTTCCTTAGCCTTCTTAATTGCAATTGTTTCAACAATCTTTGCAACATCAGGATAGGTCTTTGCCCACTCAGCTAGTTCTTCCTCACTCTTAGGAAGACTAATTTGTTTCTCTGTACTCTGCTGAAGCTGTGAACGAAGCTCATCAATCTGCTTCTGCAAAGTAGTTTGCTGTTGCTGAGAATGTCTACGCAGATCTCCATAACGCTTCTTAAAGCTTTTCTCTTCTGCGTTTAAAGAACTGTCCTCAGGTTCTTGTGCTTCCTGTGGTTCTTTGTTCTTATCTTCAGCCAATTGTTTCAACTCTGCTTCTTCTTGTTCAATCTTATCCTTGTTAGCATTACGCTTACCAAAGGGAGAAAAAGCCTGAGCTTGTTGATTCTGATTAATTACCGCTTCTGTCATACTTACCTTTAAAGTTGGGGCTAACTGTAGCTGTCAATACAGGGAGATAGGTAGCCAAGGATGGTGGGGGTTATTAAGTACCTGTCTGCCCACCTCAGACTTAGGTATTCAGATTATATATTATTTCTTACGTCTTGCAACTAGGCCACCTTTAGCCATAGCCATCGGCATTTCGGGAGCAGCCATAGTCATATCTGGCATAGTGTCTGGACCAACAGGCATCTCAGAAATTACAGGAGCAGCGGCTTCATTCATAGATCCAGATAACATGGTGTCTTCCATACCATCTGTCAATCGATAGTCAGCAGCGTCTGAAAAAATAGAAAGCTCTGAGTCTGTGGGTTTGAAAGCATTAGAATCAAATTCAATGTTTTCATTAATTGTTTTTTTGTTTTGTCTTTCTATTGCTTTCTCAGCAATCTTATCGAACAACATCTTATCTAAACGCTTATTGTCCTCTTCAGGAGTAGAAAATAATGTGTCAACAATATTCATTTTGTTGCTCACTGATTTCTCAGTAGGTGTTAAAGATGCTTGATTTTTCTGTGCTTGATTCGCAATGTTTACTTCTTGAGCACCTTCTGGAATATCTGTAGCTGGAATACCATTAATGAAAGTAACAAACATAGAACTGCCATCAGGCTTCTTAAACTGTTTTACTTGAAAGCCAGTGCTAGGCTTAGGCATACCACCAATAGCCATGTTGTTATCTTCTTCTCCACCTTCACTATCAAGTTCACTCATGATGCTATCAATCTCAGAAGCAAACTCATCTCCATGTGGTTCTTCAGGTTTAGCTGCTTGTTCAGCATTACCCATCTGACCAATCTCTTCCATACGAGCCAAACCTTCTTTAGCCTTGTCTCTAATCTTCATTAGACGATCTAAACCAATATACCTAACAACATCAGCAGGAAGAACAAACTCACCCTCGCTAAGCTGAGCAGGGATATCATCTCTAACTTCTTTTTGTAAAGAGCCAGCAGGTACTTCGTTACCAGATACAGGATCTACTGTACCTCCTTCTTCATTCATGCCGCCTTCAGCAAACAGTCTGTCTGTATCATTTGTGTACATTTACTTCATCCTTAAGATATTTCAATCTGCGTAAAGCAGCAATGGCTCCTTGAGCCTTTCCAATCTCACGCATCTCAGATGCTTGCTCCAAATCTTTTTGCTTGTTTGCAATTTCTGCATCAAGCAATTCTTGGAACGCATCCCATGTTACATGAGTGTTTACAAAGCCTTTAAGCTTGGGGAGGTACAGCTTGGACATTACCAGCAAATCCTTGTTCACCCGGTACTGGTGCAGCACCAACACCGATATTTCCACCACCACCACCAGTCATATCAGCCACTGGAGGAGGACCACCTTCTGGACCACCAACTGGAGGAGCACCCTCTGCTGGAACAGCAGGAGCTGTAGCTTGTTGCATCAGCAAAGCTTGACGCAAAGCCTCATCCATATTGTTAGTCACCTTGTCTGGATCTAAGTCCATACTCTTTGCAATCTCACGAATGATGTAAGGAAACTTAGCAAACGGCATCAATGCTGGTGAACTAGCAATCTGCAAGAACTGCATCAAGCGTTGGCTTCTCACTTCATTAGCCATCAAGCTTTCTGTTCCTCTGGCTGTAACTTCCAAATCACCCTTGATAGATTTATCAAAATCAAACTGCATGTTAAAGCTAAAGAAAGCTTTACCAAGCGGAGCTAACAAGTAATCATCCACATTCTTGATGATGGTTTTAACACTACCAGAGGCAGCATTCATCAACATAGAAATGCCAGAGGCTGTTCTTCCTACACCACTAACACCTGTCTGACCATGTGAGAAGGAAGGCATACCTGTTGATTCATCTGACAATTGTCTAGCCTTATCAAACAGTTGCAGGTTTTGTGCAGCCACATTAGGAAACTGTGTTCCAAACAAAGACTGACCGGGAGCACCACCCTGTCTCCTAAACACTTTACCCGGAAACACTGTCATGTCTTGACCGGGAACGAGATTGGTTTCATCAACCTCGAATACAAGGTTGCCAGACAACACTGCATTATCTACAGCCATACGCATAAAACCATTCATGAGGGTCTGGGTGTCGTCCATGTTTTCGGCAACACCAATGCCAAATAGAGAGTAGGGGTTTAGTTCGCAAGGAGCAGCGTAATACGGAATGTTGGCTGGCTTAAACGGATTCAATACTAAGCGAATCACTCTGTTGTTGCAGAACCATACATTGGCTTGCAACTCCTTAACTTCCAACAAAGCTTCAGGAATATCAATGTCGTTTTCTTTGAGCATGTCAATATCAACATTGCCCCAATACTCCAACACTTCAAATCTATCTACTCCCAAGTTGGGAGCATAGTCTCTCAAGTCATCTTCCCAATACTTCTTAGTGTAAGAAGCACCCTCAGCAATGACATCTTCAATAACATTGTTTCTAAACAGAGGACGATTCTTCAAAGCCCTAAGTTGTGTAGCACTGAGCTTGTGTCTCTCAATAATATATTGAGCTTCTTCCATGTTGGAAGCATCAGGATCAGGATAGAAGTTCCAGATAGAAACATGTGATGTCTCTGGTACTGTCTTCATCTCAGGCTTGTAAGTGCCTTCATCATCCCAACTAGGATATTCTTTGGTCTTAGCAAATGGACCTTTCATGATGCCTGTACCAAACAGAGCCATCTCAAAGGCAGTAGAACGCAGGTGCTTATTAGCACCACTTTCGTCTAGCTGGTCATGTATCTTCTTCTCCATCTTCTTAGCCGCAACCATAGAAGGATGGAAAGTAATAGATGAAGGAGTAACGCCCGGACCTTCTCTTAAATTCTTAGTGTCTTTAAGTTGTTCCTTCAGCGGTCCAAGTCTATCCATCAAGCTGGCATAGGTTGCACCGGGAGGTAGATTTTTACCATCACCTTTATAACCAAAGGGAGAAACAACTTCAGGCTCAGCATCTTCTGGAGCCTTAGGATCAAAGTGTACTGAATCAACTACACCTTCTGGCAATACAGTTGGATCAACACTTAAAGGAAATCTATTGTTAGCAAATAAGACATCAGTGATTTGACCATATGCTGCAAGCACCTTGGTCTTTGTCACCTTAACAAACACTCTACTCTTTTCTGTCTCAGTGAATTTAACATCTGGTCCATATAGACCACGATAGTTTCTATAAGCCTTCAGCCAACGCTGTTCATCTTGTCTACGACTCTCTTCAGACTTAGTGTATCTATCATTTAGAAAAGCTAAGAGGCTATCACCAGTGAATGGTGCAGCCTCGCCTTCCTTTTTATCCCCTAACCCAATGGACTTGTCATCCATAAAATTGTTTGTCGCCATAAATACCCTTTAATACCCAAATACTGGGTCTGCTGTCTTCATACCAGCACCAGCAGAATGTAATGGATTGTAATCGAACAAACTACTTCTAGGTCTGCTCATCACTCCATACCGAATAGCATCATATAAGTGATCTTCAGCCTTAGTATCAATATCCTCTGGGTTTCTCTTGTCCAAAGGTATGATGGGTAGCTGAGCAATCGTGTTTACACAGTTGCTTGTTATAACTAGTCTTGGCTGTTCTGTAAAGGGGTCAAGTTGTAGCCTTCGATGCAGCTCATTCTTACCCGCCACCCTACTTCCAGCACTTCTATCAGATGGCCTCCACCTACAGCCCTCTCCAATCATCTGTTCTGCCAGTGATGGACCAGTATCACCCCGCTTATGCCAGCAACTACTGTCCAATACACCATATCTCATAGGGCCATCGTTCTCCTCAGCCCTCATTACCATGTGAGCGAGGTCTTTGGCAAGCACCTTGCTAACATATAGCTCACGATAGACCACCAATTGTTCACTTGGAGACACAGCAAACCACACCACAGCACTATAACTTCCGTATCCATAGTCACAAGCCCTAAATTTAGTCCAATTACTCGGTATGTGGAATGGTTCCACCACATGTATCTGTCTATTAAACTCAGGAAACGCTGCACCTTCAGCAATATCCCAGTTTCCTTCCAGTAGTTGCTTCCTTTGGTGCTCAGGAAGAGACAACAACATGGTTTCGTAGTCACCAGTCTGCATCAAATAGGGGTTATCCGTCAACATAGCAGGGATAAACCTACGCTTAAACAGTGCTTGCCCCTCTTTGCTGTGTCCTTTGGGATACACCAAGGTGGTTCCACTCTCAATATCAGTGGCATCGAAGGCTTTACCCGCTTGAGAAGGGTCAATAAACATCTTCTTCACCCAAGCATGACCCGGACCACCCGGATTTGTTGTAGCTCTCATGAAGATTGGTAGATCTGACGCTGCTGTACGCAGCCTAGAACGCATATAGTTCCACGGAAATGGCGTATGCCACTGCGTCAACTCATCAAAACCAATCCAGCTAAACGCCAAACCCTGATATCTCAATACGTCTTCATCTCTATCAAGGTAGGACATCCACAGTCTAGCCCCTGACGGAGCTTCCCATTGCATCTTTCTCTCACTCCATTTGATGCCGGGATAAATCTTTGGATAAAGCTCTTGACTCTTCCAAATAAGTTCTCGAAGTTCTTCTGTAGTGTGTCGTAACAGAAGCCCAGAAAACTGTGGATGTACCATATACCTCAATGGATCAGCCAACATAGCGTAGCTTTTACCACCACCAGCAGCACCACCATATAACACTTCCCTCTCTGACGATGCTAAGAAGAATGTTTGTGGCCCCGGATTGGGCTTAAACAACACTTCCCTATCATCAGCTATCGGTAGCTGTGTCTCCTCCGAGCTTGCTATCGATATATTGGGTAAGCTTGCTGTATTGTTCTGACTCGAAGTATCCTGTTTGGTCTTCCCTGCCGAGCCTCTTAGATTTTTCTTCGTACCTTTCCGCTTGCTCAAGGGCTTTTTGGAGCCTTCTGGCAAGGTTGCGGTAAGTAGCGGATTTGAATCCATGCTTTCTTTCAGTCTTTATTCTCTTTAACAATCCTACATGGCTTATTGTTCTACCTGTGGTAGTGGTAAGCCAAGCTGCTACCTGCCTAGAACTGTATTGTTTTAAATGTTTCTTAGCTAGTTCTAACGCTTCAAGCTCTGTAGGTATTGGCTGCAGGAGGCTAGGGTCTTCTTCATCTTGTCTGTAACCAAATGGTATAGTGTTTCTAATCTTTGGAATAGGTACATATGTTTCCTTTGCTTTCGGTTGAGGCAATATCCAAGCCCCTAAATCTCTCTCACTCACTGCTATCTTTGGCTGGTAAAATCATGATGCCGTTAGGTGCTGTCACCTGAACCTTTTCTGTTTTTACCAAACCAGCCCTGTCTAACAAATCCTTAGCAGCATTGAGCTTCTCTTTCAAGCCTAGCTCTGTGGGATCGGCAATGCCACTGACAACAGCCATAGCTGCTCTAGGGGCGTTCATAGCAATGTATAGCTGCGTAGCCTCAATCACTTCTTCCTTGAGAGTATCCATAATCATCTTGGTAGCATAGCCTTCGCTATAGCCAGCAAGCTGCCTAGCCTTAGCTGGATTGCCACCAGCCTCAGCAAATAACACCTCAAGGAATTTCTTCTGTTGTTCGTTTAGTTCTCTCTTAGCCATGATTAAAATAGTCCTTGTTCATAATATTCTTCTACAGTGACAGTGGTGTCCATACTACTACCAGCCTCTGGTGTGACTACCAAGGTGTCACCGGGATAGAGAGCAAGATAACTACCATCCAGTTTTAGATAGCCGTAGGCAGAAAGAACATAACCACCAACAATGTAATAGCTTGCACTTGCACTAGCATCTGTCCATTGAATAGAAACAGTTTTGTTATTGCCTCCATGATTGGAAACAAATAACAAATTCATCTTGGCAATGAAATTATCAGGACAAGTGTAGATGGTGTTAGCAACTCCCGCTGTCAACACTTTTCCTACACTTCTAATCTTTGGCTCTTTGTTCACTTCTTAGCTTTCACTTTAGCTTCAGACAAAGCAATGGCAATAGCTTGCTTGGGGTTGGTAACAACTTTGCCACCTTTACCACTATGCAAGCCTTTGTCTTTAAACTCACCCATCACCTTAGCAATTTTAGCTGTTTGCTTTTTAGTAGCCATAGTTTATTTCTTCTTAGCCATCTTCTTTGGTATGCCAATCATGATGGCAATGGTAGCTTTACCCTTACCCTCTTTAGCCATACACTTACCTGCAGCCTTACACTTAGCAGGAGAAGAACATCCCTCACAAGGTTTAAAAGATTTCTTAGTAGCCATTACTTTTTCTTTCCACCAGAAGCAGGTACAGAAGCACCACAGTTTGCATAACCACCTTTGTTCATTTGCATCGGGGTTTTCATAGCATAACCACCACCCATCATTTTCTTTTGTTTGTTAGTGGCTGTACGGCTACCTCTTACAGGCATACCACCCATAGCAAGCTTAACAGGAGGCTTCTTAGTTTCTTCAAAAGCTTTACGCTCTAGCTCATTAGCTCTGTCCAAATAGGTGTTTCTCACCTCTTGAGGAATGGAAGTGTCCTTAGCCTTCTCTCTGTACATCTTTACTTTCTCTGCATCGGTAGCCATAGTTTCTCCTTTTAGTTACCACTTAACCTTGTCTGCCCAATAAGCAGCAGACATCTTACCCTTGTTTATATTCTCAGCATGACGAGCTTTGAAGCTCTTCTGCCTAGCTTTGTCCTTAGCTGTGTCTGGACTAGAGCCAGCACCACTAACACCCTGCTGTCCAAACCTAATAAGCTTCACTGTATCACCCTCTTTAGCTAACACAGCATGACTCTTTGTTGGATGCTTAGGAGTTGCCTTAGGCTTGTTATACCCTGAAAACTCTTCACTACCTTTTTTAATCATCTGAACTTGCTCACTTTCTTAGCAATGGCCTTAGGCTGTTTAACAAACTGCTTACCAGCTTTTGTACCTTCACGCTTAGCTTTAGTGGTGGCAGCATACTCAGCAGAGCTTAAAGAC